AGGAATAGAAAATGAAGGTATCACTGCGTAAGGCAAATGCACTGCAAGTTGCTATCAATGAAGCAATCAAGGGGCTAAACTTCAACTACACGGTTGGGCTGAATGAGTTCCAGGACACGATTGCTGCAATCGCAGCGGCTGCTACTACTTTTAGTACTAGCGTCGGTCGTCGTACGGCTCTGCTTGATGCCCTCTACGAGATTCGCAAGTCAGTTGATGCTGTTAATAACAGCTACGATATCAATAGCACGCTTGCAAATATCGCTCGCCTAGAAAAGGACATTCAGTTCTACGGTTCTTATGCTAAGGCTGAGGTTCGTGCTGAACAAGCTGTCATCGACGGTAAGCTAGCTAAGATCCGCACTCGTGCAGAAGATGCATTCGGTTATAGACGAGCCGGCGAAGTCCAAACGTCTGTACTCACTACCGAAGACGTAAAAAATTACCGCAGCATTGTTGCTGAATGCAAGAAGCAAAAGCAAAAGCTGCAAGATGAACTTCTCGAATCCAACGTTCGCAACGTCATTCATCTGACAGATAAGACTGTTGCGGTTCTGCAGGCCGAGAACATCATCTAACGGTTTGGTGGTATGCCTTGTAGCGCGAACTGCAGGGCAAAACCACCCGAAAAGAAAGAGAGATTAGAGTAGACACCGTAAGTTTCATTAGAAATTTACATTTGACAGCTCCGTTTTTGGCATCATAATTACGTGACCCGAACTATTAAAGACATTTTGCACTTTGCTGTTCGAACATATGTAGTTTTTGTAGATTGTGAAGTGTCTATTGCACACAAGGGTGGCTCTTAAGAGCCCCGCTGTTTTTTGCACAGTCTATGACTTACTCTTTCTTTTCGTATTTTTTAAAATAACTGAAAAAAGTTATTGACTTTGGTCTAGCATATAAGTATACTAACAAAATCGAGAGAGCGCAGAGAAACAAATGTTTCAACAGGTTCTCAATAAAAAATTTAAAAACTATAAAAAGGTGTTGACATTCGTTAGCGTCTTTGATATAATGAAATATAAGCTGAGAAATCAGCGATCTTTGACAATTTAGAATAAGAATTGGGGGCATAGCCCCGATAATGAGATAGCCTTGAGCAATTGAGGTTAAAGCAAGGTTTCCTATAAACTTGCGCCACCAATGGTCTCTCTATGCAAGCACGAACTAATCCGAAAGGATCCGTCCCTAGAAAGGCGGTAGTCGATAAGTTAGGTGTGTTGTCCGAAAGGATGTGTCACAGAGCCAGTCGGTGAGTGATAAGAGGGTTGGCGCCCTCATGACATGCAGCCAAACTAACGAACGATGAAAGTTAACGTGTAGTTATTGAGTCTGACCCTGCAAGGAAAGGCAAGATAGCATTTCGAGCGAAGAAGGTTTCATAAGGAGCCGGACCCGCAAAGAAACATTGAGTATCCCGCAAGGGATTCGGTAATGACCAAAGACGTTCGTTTAAAGCTGTAATCTCAGGCTGTACAAAAGATAAATAATATTAGACTATTTTGATGAACACACTTACGAAAAAACTAAAAACGGTGATCATTGATCGGCCGGTGACGTTGAGATTAAGAAAGTGTGTTCTTCTAAATAGTTTAATGTCGCGGGGTAGAGAAGTCCGGTCGTTCTCGCCAGTCTCATAAACTGGAAATCGGTGGTTCAAATCCAGCCTCCCGCATCCATTCAGTTTCTTGTTTCTGTAAAAAACAATTGGTGGAGCCCGGTACTGCTGTATCGGTCCTATTAGGATAGAGGGTTGTAAGTGACCTGTACTTGACTGGGAACTTTCGAAGATTTATGCGGGTGTGGTATAGGAGATGTGCCCTAGCCTTCCAAGCTAGAGAGGACCGGAGCGTTGCCGGCCACCCGCTCCAATATGCTTCCATAGTATAATGGTCATTACAATGCGTTGCCAACGCGTGGAAATCGGTTCGATCCCGATTGGAAGCTCCACTTTTCATAAATACTAGATGTTATTAATCGCTTATCAGGGAATCTTTAACGGTCAAAATTATGATCAAGCCAACACACCAAACCAAATCGGTTTGGCGTTTAACCATGGATATTCGGTATCAGTGGATGTTTGGAGAGTTAACGGTATTTTGTATTTAGGTACGGACCAACCGCTCACAGAAGTTACACCTGATTATCTGAAGGGTAATCGTTTTTGGATCAATGCTAGAAACGTCGAAATGCAAGAATGGATTTCTACACAGCCGATCAAATCATATCCTAATTATTTTTGGTATGACATAACCCATCCTCCACCGTACGTTACCACTAGCGGCGGTCAACTGTGGACCTTCGGAACAGTACCCGTAAATAACTCTAGTATCGTCGTTCTTCCTGAAATAAATGACAGAGGGCTGTTGAGTACAGTCAAGCTAAATTGCTATGGAATCTGTAGCACATATCCTACGTTTATTAGACGTATGCGCACTGAAGGTAATTGGTACTAATAATAGTACACGCAATATGCGTTGTTACCAGTCTCGCTTGGGTTAAAATCGCTGGTTAACTTAAACCCAGACTTAGCATAGGTCTTCCAACTAACATCTCTGGGATAACTCCAACATAGTACTGCCTTTTCTGATCTACCCTGTGCAATCGTAGCATTCAGCAGTACAACACCTATTCCCTTTCCCCGAAACTTTTCAAATACATATAATCCTCTAGAACGATATTCTTTGTCATTGCACATGTGACCGCTGTTGACTCCTGCAATTTCTCCGTCTATCATGTAAGCGAAGAATGTTGCAGGTGTTTCCATATTTGAACCTAAATATCCGCCGGTTCTGCACATTGCACTGTTAGTTTCGATTGTCGAAATCCTATCGGGCCACAGATAGTTTCGCCAGATTGGTAAAATTTCATCGAACGATATGGTTATAAGTTTGTCAGTCATTCTAATATTTATAGAACCAAACTGCTTGAATATTAATTTCAATTGTCATATAATTGCAATATGAATGAAAAAGTTACACCACCAGACTCTATTAGACTTGTACTAACAAAAAAGAATGAAGTTTCAGTTTGCACCAAATGTAATGGTATCGGGTCGTTTGAAACGGAAGAACTGATAGATTATCACAAACGAGACTATAAAACTTTTAGAAAAACTTGTGTAAACTGCAATGGTGATGGTAGAGTGGTATCGTTGATAACATCGTATAAGTTTGAGCACGAAGCCGCTGCATACCCTAAGACTATTCCTTATCAAGATGCGATTGCACAGGGAATTGAACCACACTTAGATGAACGCTATGTTTTTAGCTATAAAATTAACAAGACAGACCATGTGTTAAATCGAAAATACCCTGAATTAGCAGCAGTGTCGTATGATGTGTATGACGATTTAGTAGAAAAATATCGCGTTATAGAGATTTTAAAAGAGTAGTTATTGGGTTGACATGTTCCTATAACTGCGTATAATAGGAACATGTATAGCAATAGGAAGAGTTATGTCTAATCGTTTCGTAGTTTCTGATACCCATTTTGGTCATACCAATTCATGGGAAAAGTTTAAGAAGGCTGATGGTTCGCCTCTGCGTCCTTTTAACTCAACTGAGGAAATGGACGAAGCGATGGTTGAACGCTGGAACAATATTGTTAGCCCTAGTGATACGGTGTATCACCTAGGTGATGTGGTCATCAACAAGAAGTCTCTGCATCACATCAAGCGTCTGAACGGTCACAAGCGTCTGATTCGTGGTAACCACGACATCTTTGACGACAAGCTGTACTATGAGGTTGGCTTCGATAAAATTGTGGCTTACCGAGTCTTTGTGGATGAATTTGTGTTTTCGCATATTCCTCTGCATCCGGATTGCATCAGTGATCGGTTCAAGTGTAACGTACATGGACATACCCATAGCAATATCGTCACGCGAACGATTGTTACTGAACAAGGAGTCGAACAAAAAGAGGTTGATCCTAGGTATCTGTGTGTATCAGTGGAACACACTAACTTTGCCCCTATTAGTTTTGAAGAGGTGAAGGCTAGAATACAAGCTCAAAACGAAGCTTGTGGTTATATGCCACCCAATAACAGTTGGGGTAATGGATCACCTACTTAGTAGTATTGTGCATCAACCGACCCTTCTTGAACCCAATTGGTAACGGTGATCCGACTTTTATTTTTAAGTTTGTTTCACCGTTATTTATCCACATTGTTTTGTTCGGTCCTAATTTTTTTCCTTTATTCCAACTCGTATATCCCCTTTTACTCCAATGATTTTTAATTCCATTTTGTTTGTGGGTTTCAGGCTGTTGTTTTCCGAACCATCTGCTACCATCCCGTCCTAGCACAAACCCAGGTGGAATAGTAGATGTGGGATCAACCATCATTTCAGTGTGGTCGTTGTGTATCCAAATTTTGCCTCGCTGCATATTTGCTCCAATAACACTACCGAAATTGTTAAACGGAAGTCTACCTAATTTAAATGAATCGTCTGGTGGCGTTTCTCGAAATATTGTAATATTTCCGTCATTCCAGTGCCTGGTAGTTACAGTTGATCCGTCACCGGCTTCTGGTTTTAAATTCGCCCAGGTCTTCTTTCCGAATTCGTCTTTATCTTCGACTATGTTCCATAATGTACTATAATACATTCCCCATTCTTTTATTTCTTCAAGTGTTTGACATTCACGTAAAATTTCAGTAGTAATATCTTTTCCATGTATTTTAATATGATCCTTCCAATACGTTCCGGAACCTTGATATTTATATGGATTTTGTGTAGTTTTTCCTAAATAGTGTAGACCTGTTTTGTTATGAGTTTTCTTATACAAATAAATAGTCATGTGCTGATGTTTCCTTTCGTAGCATTAGAGCGGGTAGATGCGCCAACATCGTGATCCGCAACATTATTTATCATTATTCTTGACTTTTTCTAATAAACCCATTATTATTAATGTATGGATGACTTATTTTCTGATATAATTTGGGCAATTTCTTCTACTATTAGAAATCCTTCGATCAAAGAAGAACTATTTGCGGAATTGATTCCTATTTTTGACAAACAAAAAACATTTGACGAGACGACTTGTTTCAACATAGATGACTCGTTTGATACTGTATGGAACAAATGGATAGATGAAACAAGTTGACATTCTCTTTAATCTGTACTATTGTAAGTTATGGTTAAGGAGAATGTCATGACTTTGAAGAAGGGTGAAATGCTTGGTAAGATGCTGGTCATCGCTACTAATGCTCACCAAGGTCAATTTGACAAAGGCGGCGCACCGTATATTCTTCACCCCTTGAAGGTTATGCATTATCTCAAGACGGACGATGAAGAATTGCAATGCATTGCTCTTGGCCATGATGTCATCGAAGACACTGCGGTCACATACCAAGACCTTCGTAGTCAAGGCATGTCTGAACGTGTCATCGACGGTATTCGCGCACTTACTAAGGTTCCGGGCCAAACCTACGATGAGTACAAAGAATGCGTCTTTGCGAATAAGGATGCTATGAGAGTGAAGATGGCTGATCTTCGGCACAACACTGATATTCGTCGTCTTAAGGGCGTTTCTGAAAAGGACATTGCTCGTATGGCAAAGTATCAGATGTTTTATCTTGAGATTCAGGCCCGCTTGCAAAAGGAGTAGATATGGAAGACGATGACTGGGACTATGCCTCCCTTGATTTGATGGAAAGCTGGACTCAAAACATCTATCCAATCACGAGTAACCCCTATTCTGAGGAATTAAAAGACATGCAAAACATTGCCAATGCAGCGGTCAAGGCTCTTGAACGCGGAGACACTTTGGATCAGTTGATCAAGCGCAACCCTTCTTTTAAAAAGTTGTACAAAGAGTACAAAGCTGAACAGGCAGCAATCGATAAGGCGAAGGCCGCGAATGCTGCCCGACTTGAAAAAGAAGCCGGCCGTCGCGCCGCCGAAGTTGCTGCTCGTACAGAAATCGCAGCCAAGTTAACTCCCGAAGAACTGGCTGTATTTGGTCTAAATGAGCAGGGTGCCAAAAAGAGGGCTCCTGTAAAGAAAGTTACTAACGCAAGGACAAGGAGTTATCGGTGAGCGAAGAATCCGAAGAACACATCACTCAAGAAGTCTATGATGAACTTCTTAAGGTTACTGATGCTAAGACCCGCTATAATAGGGACCACAGAGTCGCAATGAAGTCTATGGTTTCTTTGGTTAAGTCTGGGCACGCCGCCTTTCTATTCCTTAGGGATGATGAGTGCCGAGAATGGTGGTCAAAGGAAGTTAAGGCTGCTGCGACAAAAGTAAATAACCGAAAGGAAAAGCGTAGAATTTACGAACTAAAGAAGTCAGCATGGGATAAGCTGTCAGAAAAGGACCGTAAGGCGCTTGGTCTTCGTAAACCCATCGAACCAAAAGGCTAATCTATGGAAGACTTTCTCCTTAGGAATCTTAAAGTAAATGACAGTGTGATTTTTATCGCGCCCGGATCTACTAAGAATTTGGCATTGGGTAGAGTTATCAAGCTTAATCCAAAAACCGTTAGAATTGTCTACAGAGATGACCGATACGATGGAACGCCATGGGCACAATATCAGCCCAGCAGTGAAGAAGCCAATCGGCCATATAAAGAAGTCGTCAAGGTCGATGGACCCGATCTAACTATGTATTTGTTGAAGAAGTAATAAATGGCGGAACTACCTAAACATTATGATCTTCTAGGTAGACAATTGGCAGTCGGTGATTATATCGCCTACCCTGATGGCAATAGTCTAAGACTCGGCACGGTTGACAAACTTAACCCCAAAATGGTTAGAGTTAGCGGGCTAAAACGCACATGGAACGTCAATAAATATGCTAGTGACACAGTAAAGCTTGACGGACCCGATCTGGTCATGTATCTACTTAAGAACTAATAAAGGAAAACAAATGTCTATCGCAGTCGTTGAGCCAGAATCTGATTGGACTGATTCTGATTGGAATGTATTTGAAAGTTCTATCAAGGAACTACTTCATAATAAGCTGGTTACAGTAAAGTTTACTAAAAAGGATGGTAGCGAGCGATTGATGCATTGCACGCTTCAAACTGATCTCCTTCCTCCTCAAGAGATTAAGGAGAATAAGGAACCGCGCAAGAGGTCTGACACCTCGATTGCAGTCTATGATGTGCAAGCTAATGGTTGGAGAAGCTTCACCTATCGTTCGGTTTATAGAATCGAATATGCTGTAGACTGACTTAAAAAGTATAAGTGTTTTTAAACTACACCCTCGTACTAAATACTACTGTGTAGGCCTTGAGAAAGCCGAAACACAAAAGGCTTGACACTATATCAAGTTGGATGTATAGTTAGAACATGAAACGAGAAATTATTAAGTTTGAACCGAAACGCTTGAAGGCACGTGCCGCCGGACTCATTTTGTTCGGCGATACTCCCTTCAAGAACAAAGTAATCGAACCTAATACTCGCTACACGCGCAAAGCTAAGCATCCTAAAAAGGAATGTGACCTAAACCGTTACTAAACTTTTGATTTGTATAGTGAAGTGCCTGAGAGTCTCTATTGTGGAGATTCTCTGATTAACTGATATTTCAGTTAATTGCCAAATGGCCCTACGTAAGGGGATGCAAAACCCGTATCCAAGATACGGTTATCCCATTTATGGAAGGCTGATGGAAGTGCTACTGTATATACCTAACAGACTATCGTTGGTGTGGTATATAGCGGCCCAATTAAGGAAATACTATGTATACTTCTCAAACTACGGCTAGTAAAATGGCCAAACTATGTAAAGTTTTAGCTGTCGCACTTTGCATTTCTTTTTCTTGGCAGCAACTACATGCGCAAGAAGCCGCAAATACTAATCCGGTTCCCGCTCTTAGTCCGGAACAATTACTAAAAGACGCATACGACAGTGCTAAATTCCTGTCAATCGTAGACACCGCAGAAAAAATTAACTATACTAATCGAGAACTGACGTGTCTAGCTAAGAATATTTACTATGAAGCAGGGCATGAGACTCAGGTAGGCAAACTAGCTGTGGCTCAAGTGACTATAAACCGTACTCAAAGTCCTAAATTCGCCAACTCCATTTGCGGAGTGGTACTAGCACCAAACCAATTCAATTGGGCTAGTAATAAAAAGACTAGGTTGTCATTGCCCAAAGGAGCTGCATGGGAAGACTGTTTGAAGGTCGCCCAACAGGCTCTTGATGGCAAGAGGGTTAAGGGCATAGAGCACGCCCTGTACTTTCATGCTAGTGTGGTTCATCCTCACTGGGCACGCTTAATACGCCTTGCTCAAATAGGTACTCAGATTTTCTACGGATAATCATTGACTTTCCCTCGTTTTGATCTTATATTGACGTAAGATTGGAACGAGGGTTTTTTATGGATGAACTGGTAGAATTTACCAAAGAATGCGGAGCCCTTGTTCGTTGGGAAGCTGGCGAACGGCCACAATTTAGCACTGGTGTGTGTGAATCACTCACTTGCGGTTATAGAAAGTTAGATGAATATGGATATTGGGAATATCCTCTATATCCTGCAGAAAAATATTTGGAGATGTTGCGTGATCAATCTAACCGTATTTAAGTGGCTGGGCACTGGATTTACTATTGCAGGAGCAATGGCTACTGCATTTAAGTTGGATCCGCTCAATGTAGTGTTGCTGAATTTGGGTTCTGTGTTTTGGCTTGTCGCTGCACTGCGAATGAAGGAATCTTCACTGATTGCAGTGAACGGTGCCTTGCTCGGCATCTATGTCGTCGGTGCTGCCATTCGTCTCCACATGTTTTAAGGTTTAGTTATGCTACCTCCGATATCTGACGAACAAATGATGTGGTATATTCTTAAGGGGTATACCATTCATGTGGACGTATTCGGAACTCGGGATTGGTTTTTAAACGGGCAACGTCACCGAGAAGATGGTCCTGCGATTGAATATGCGGATGGAAGTCGGGCTTGGTATCTAAACGACCAAAACATGACCGAAGAAGAACACCGAAAACTCACACAAAAGAAAATGGCTAATATCGGTTGACTTCGGGTATGTGTTTTGTTACTATGAATCATAGAGATTGACTCAACAAACGGAGACGTGAAATGGCTTATATGTCGCAAGATCGCAAGCAACAGATCGCCCCTAAGGTGAAGGAACTTCTTAAGAAGTACAATCTTACGGGTTCTCTTTCGGTCGATAATCACTCTACGTTGGTGCTGACTATCAAGTCTGGTAAGATTGACTTTGTTGCGAACCAAAATCGCGTTTGCAGCCAGGAGCTGATGCTTATGAAAGTGGCACGTGGATTCACTCCCACTAAGTCAGCTTACGTTAACCCGTATCACTATCAAGAGCATTTTGACGGCGAAGCCCTCGCTTTTCTGTCAGAAGTTATTCCGGCACTGAATGAAGGTAACTGGAATAAGTCGGACGTCCAATCGGACTACTTCAATGTGGGGTGGCACGCGGATGTAAATATCGGACGGTGGAACAAGCCGTACGAAGTAACTGCGTAAAAACTTAACCCCAACACAAACAAGGAAAACTGAAATGCATACCTATTGGATTCTGGTTCGTAACGATGCCGGCACTAACATTCGTGTCGAGATTCAAGCTAATAACAACTACGAAGCTATTCAGCTTGCTAAGGCTCTTTACGGTCCTAAGCTTTACTCTGAGAGCGCGAACTTCATTCGCTAATGCGTTTTGGGTATGAGAGTCATTGACTTTCATACCCTTCCGTATTATATATAATAATGTGTAATTTTGCACAGGTTCAACTTTTAAAGGTATTACATGACTACTCAACTATTTAAGGTTGTTGGTATTACGGCCCATAACGGCAACGCTAAGGTTCGCTTCACTGACGATATGGTTCGCCGTGTAAAGCAATTTGCTAAGGGCGGCGCCCAACGAACCGACTTTATTGAACTGCCGAACGAAATGAATAAGATCGATGCGCTCAAGCACATGCTTACCCATCCTTCTTATCAATCTGCGGAAGATCAAGCCACTATCAGTGACACTCTCGCTGATAAGGAAAAGGAATCTCGTAAGGGCGAGGTCAAGGTTAAGGCTAAGCCTTCGCTAGACGCCATCAAGAATCGTCCTAAGATCGACACTACGGTTGATGACATTCTCAATGCTGTAGGTTCCGAGTAATGGCTAAGGTGTTAAAGATCGCTGACAAACTGACTAAGGTCAGTGAAAGTGTTACTGTTCACTTCTACGACAATGCTTATATGGTCGAAGTTTCAGGCCACAATAAGAATGATGATTGGGCCAATCTTAAATTGGTCTGTCATGATCTAGATGAAGTTGCTACACTTCTGAAGGAAGCTGATTCTCTTCCTAAGGATTCCTAATATAAAGAAGCCCCGTAAGGGGCTTCTTTTATGGATTGTTGACGGATTTTATGATCCAAAAGTCACTGCTCATGTTGGTATTTTGAATGACCGCATATGGCATATAAAAATACCCATGATCACCCCAATTGGATCCCCAACTGTTTTTCGCAATAAATTGTTGGGTACTATTATTATATCCTACAAGAAGAACCGCATGTCCACCTAAAAGTTGCTCAGTGCGAACGTTAGGATACGGCATTATTCCGGTTCGTGCTACCGTGGTACTTTCAAAGCTACTGTATACATCAAACCCGACCGTAACAGGATACCCGTTAGACAATGCATTGATACACGCACTAAAATCTAACGCTCTCTCGTATAATGTTACTTTGCGTCTCAATCCATCAGATACCGCAGCAGGAGAAGGTGCCTGCTTAAATCTAGTAATATTATAAGGCCAGAGACTTTCTAGAGAAGCACCGTATGTATATGTGGCTCTAATACCGTCGCGTATGTATGCACCACTGTCGTAGCTAACTGTGCCTTCGATAAGACGTTCGTAATAGTAGATAAACAATCTACTTACTTCGGTGCTCTTATTGTTTTTTCTGTTTAGATACTCTATTGCCTCTGCGATGGCGTTTCCGGTACAACTTCCCAATGGACCCTGATTCTCTATTGGTGTCGAGTATGATCTAAGATCAACGGTCGACGGAGTTACGGATGCTATGGGTTTGTAAATATAATCACGAGAATCAGGTAAATCCCGTACCCAATGATATTTGGGAATGGCCATCGGAAGGTTAGCTGGCTTGAACTTTACGGGTGTGCGATTAATTCCCGGATCTTGTGATTGATCAATTACGGGCTGCTTTGTCATTGTGTTATCCTTATAGACCAAATCGTGAGCGATAATAATTAAAGTTTTGGGAGACTTCTGCATCGGTTAAGGCACGGTCGTAGATGTTGACCACAGCTATTTTGGCATTTACTGTTTCATCCAAGTCCCAACGATGTCCAATAAAAAATCTCTGTGTAGGACTACTACCGTTAGGAGCTGCTCCGCCGCCAAAGTTGCCTGGCGCATAACTTACAGCACCGTTGATGTAATCTTTATATTCTGCGGCACCTACTGCCATAGTAATATTGTACCAAGTTGATCCATCGTGTGTAAATGCTGTTGCGACATTGTTGGTAGCAAACTGTCCCTGCCAGTTAGTATCGTACCAGCCTGTTTGTAGATAATCAGCAGAGGCGTTTATTGTAAAGTTAAATTGCGCACCAGTAAATTCATCAGATATTAAACAAGGGGCACCGCCAACTTGACTGGCTGTAAAGTTAAACCATATGTCTATGGTGTAGGTAGGCTGAAATGTGGGCCAAGGCACAGTAAAGTATTGAACCGACGGAGCATCCAATACAAAAGTTCCGCCATTAGTTGAACTCCAGGCTGGCGCATTTGTAGGAACCGCTTGAACGCCATTATAACTATCAACCCAGTTGCCTGACCCTGAATATGTAGCGGCATCAAAATTTAACAGTAACCCATCAGTTACCAATGGAGGTGCTGTGTATATTCCTGCTCCGAGGGTTATTCCAGGTCCAAATGTTATTGCCATTGATTGTCCTAATCGGTACTGTAACAGAACTCACCAGTGGTGGAATTGTAATACACTGCTTTGAATCCTCCGCTGACTAAATTGGCTGTGCTATCACCACGCACAGGTTTCACTGTGAATGTGTTGGCTGTGGGTTGATCTAAGCTACTACCAGTGGCATTCAATATGATTGAATTGTTGCCTTGATTGGTTGCACCAGCACTGGCACCAATGGCCACTGCAAAATTACCTTGATTACTAAAACCAGAACTTACACCAATGGCCACTGCTGAATTGCCCGCGGCACCGGCAGCCGCGCCAATTGCCACCGCGTAGACACCTTGATTGGTTGCACCAGCACCACCACCGATAGCCACTGCTTGTAACCCTTGATTAGTTTGACCAGCAAATGAACCAACCGCCACTGCGTTATTGCCTTGAGTGTCATATCCAGCCAGCGAACCAACAGCCACTGATTCAATGCCTTGGGTGTTCCCACCAGCCGAAGGACCAATAGCCACTGCTGAGTCGCCTTGCGATGTTTGGCCGGCACCTGGACCAAATGATACTGCGTTGCCCGCATTATCTTTTAATACAGCACCGTTTACAAGTGTGACAGTTCCAGTGCTGACATTATTAGCACCAGCGATGTTACCACCAGTTAAAGTGATATCTCCACCTGTGCCTGAGGTAGCAATGTTGCCACCAGTAATATTGCCTGTTGTGCTAAACCCGCCGTCCGAGTTAAATGGTGTTATGTTTGCTGACATTTATGATTCCTAATCAAAAGTTTGGTTGAATTCTACAACATCGAATGTAAAGTAGTATGATCCATTGGCAGCTGTTCCGTTGCCAGTAGCAGTGGCATTGATGAACATGGTGCCGTAGATTGGATCATAGGCAGGAACAATCACCACATCATCTTCGGTTGGATCTGTTTTGAGTCGATTGGTTATGCTGTAAGTTATGTCGCCCGAATCATTTCTGGCGGCAAAAATATCGGCCATCTGCATGTTTTGCGGTGTGCCGGCTCCGTGTTGGATACGCATGGTCATCCGAAATGCCCAGACCTTTGCGTTGTATGCGGTGTAGACCACCTGTGGAGAGCCAAACTGTGGACTCTGTATGATGGTAGAAATTGTAACTTGATTGGTGTTGCCCGAGTTAGGTGATATGATTCTGCGTGTGCCGTATAGGCCCAGCTGCTCACCTTCGTAAGGATTGCCTGGATCATACGTGATTTCTGTACCGATCTT